AACTTAAAGACGCACCCTTACAACTTCTTATGAGAGACTTTTTTGAGCAACGCAGGGCAGGTGGATATAAAAGACAAGATGATCAAAGGTCATTAGGATTTAGATCAAATACTATTCAACCTGTTGATGATCAAATGGTTGATGAAGTTAACACATATATTAATATTCTTAAAGAAGCTGACAGAGATGCGTACTTACGAAGTCTTCCCTCTGGTGGTGGTGAAGCCCCCGATAGAAAAATTTATCGATTTGGTGATAATGGTGGTCCACCTCTAAATGATCCACCTTTGACTAATCAAATGTCGGATCTCTTTGCAGATGAATTAGAAATAGGCACAAGCCAATTTAATATCGAAAATCCTAATGTTGTATTAAAAAACTATGATTTAGATGACTTGGAGGCAATTGATTTAAGTAAAAGCACTGCAGGAAAACCTTCAGCAAATGCTAAAATAGGAGCAGCCGTAAAAGAAGGTGAAGAGAAATCTATCAGATTAAATCTAAACTCTAAAATAGACCCAGAGGGTCCACCTGCACCATTTAATAGACTACAGACTGTTCACCCTATTAAAAATGGAACTCCTAATTATAGTGCGGCTGACTCATACTTACCTGCAGTTACAGTAACAGATGGTACATTTCATGTAAATCAGACTCAAAGAAGAAATATAGCTGAAACAGGAGATAAAACTCCTGCCATGTCTGTTCAGGGTAAGTTTACCTCTCAAAGAAATGTTCTCAATGAAATGGATGACACGGTTGTTCAAATAGGAATTAATCCAAAAGACAAACATCTCTTTACCGACATGAGAACAGGACAGGCAGTCAAAGGATTTGATATTGCTACAGTCTACAGAGATAGAGTTTTTGCCAAAGGGGTAACCTACTGGAAGAAATCAGAGGCTCCTACCCCACTACCTGCAAAAGGTGATGCGGAGATTGTAAATCAAGTAAGATATAAATTTAATCGCGGTGGTCTGATGTCTGCTTAATGAGAGCATCTATTAATTCAGATATTTTCTCTAACTGACCATCTACCTCAAAAGGCGCATCTTGGTCTTCGGGTAAACACATTTTGATAGCATTTTCAATTTCGTCTAAAATTAATTCTTTCATAATTTCTCCCTAACTAAGTGTAAGTTACAACAATTTATCACAGGTAACAAGTAATATGGACCCTTTAACACAGCATCATTTTTATAACATAGCTAATGGTAAAGCCCTAAGAAACGATGACGGTACTCTATCTACGGTAAGAGGCATAATCGTTAATATAGATGGCAGAGAAATGTTAATACCTACTATCTGGGATGGGAAGGAAGTCTCCAAAGAAGTTGCCATAGAAAATGCAAAAAAGTCAGGAGTAAACTGGGAAAAGGGTTTTGGCGAAAGTGCAGTCCAACAGCTTGAACAAAGAGAACAAGAAATAAAAACATTCAAAGATGAGGACGGTAGACTTCTTATGTCTGATGAGTGGACACCAGAAGAAGCTCAAGAAAAACTAGATGAGTATGAAGACTTTAAGAACCCAGACGAAAAAATGTCATTCAGGGATCTCGCTAAGACAGGAGTAGCTTTAGGTCTAAGCACTGCCACAAGAGCAGGTCTGATAGAAAGCCCCTTCCCTTATCTCAACTACCTAAAAGAAAATTTTAATACTGGCGGTTTTATTACAAAGGACGATGGCATGAAAGGTCGATCAGAGGAAGACAAAGAAATAGCAGATAACAAAGAACAGGTTGATATTGCGGAAGCCGACAGAGATGGAGATGGCTTTGTTTCCCCTGCAGAGAGAGAAGTGCAGTTAGCATTACAAAACAACGAATTAGTAGATGAGGATGAGATGAATTTATACCACGGTGGGATGCTTTGCGAGTCTGATGATAATTCAGAAGTAGTAGGAGTGATGGGTTATGACGAAGTATCTGGTAACCCTATACCGTTAGGTTCAACCGCAGAGAATGTGCGAGATGACATCGATGCTAATCTAAGCAGTGGTGAGTATGTCTTACCTGCCCATGTAGTTAAATATCACGGACTTAAACATATTATGGGAATGCAAGCTGAAGCCGAAATGGGTCTGATGGCAATGCACACTGACGGACTAATTCAAGCTGTGGAAGAAGAGGTTACTGAGTGTCCAGTGTGCGAAGGGAGAGGTTGTGAGCATTGTGAAGAGACAGGGTATCATACAAGTGAATCCAGTAGCGAGGATCTTGAGGACACCGAAGTACAAGCCTCACATGATACCAAACAAGAAGAAGCCGAAGCGGAAGCCGAAGCATCAGAAGAAATTCCATCTGAAGAGATGGATGTAGAGGTCGCTACTGTGAAGGTAGACGATCATTTAAATGACGATGAAGATATGGAAATATCTCCAGTGTCCAAACCCCTCCCTGCATATGTGAAGAAAAAGAAATACGCATTTGCAGTCTAATTAATGGATACCCGATTATCGGACCCATGAAGGATTAATATGGCAAAAAAGCAAAAATATAGTCGCGCTCCAGAACCTGAAGATAACTTATCATATAGCCAAGAAGTGCTACAGGAACAGGGTCAAGAGCAAGAACCAGTGGAACAATTAAATGCTGAAGAAGAATCTTATAAAAAACGGTATCAAGACATTCAGCGGCATATTCAAACGGTTAGGGATCAATCTTCTACACAAATTGCAGAAATGCAGAAGCAACTTGATGAAGCCACCAGAAGCCAAATCAAGTTTCCAAAAACTGATCAAGAGGTTGAAGCTTGGTCTAAAAGGTATCCTGATGTTGCCAAGATTGTTGATACAATTGCCCAAAAAAGGGCTAATGAAGCTCTCCGCGAAGGTGAAAAAAGACTCGAAAAAGTAGAACAATTCGAAAAGCAGATACATAAGAAATCAGCCGAACAAAAACTACTTGAGAGACATCCTGACTTTGCACAAATTCGTGAGAGTAGAAAATTCCATGAGTGGGTTTCACGGCAACACCCTACCGTTCAAGACAGCGTCTATAAAAACAACACAGATGCAGATTGGGCAGCTAGTACAATTGATTTGTATAAAGCTCAGACAGGAACAAAAACCTCTAAGAGTGCAGCCCAAGCCGTAGGTAGGACTACATCCTCTACTCCTACAGCCAAATCAAAGGCTGTGTTTTCAGAAAGTGCAGTCGCTAGAATGTCTGACAAAGAGTTCGAGAAAAACCAAGAAGCTATACAAGAAGCATTATCCTCTGGTAAATTCGAGTACGATGTGTCAGGCGCAGCCCGATAACACTTAACTATTGATATAAATAGGTGTCTATGGTATAATGACACTATTGAATTACTAAGAGTGATGGACACCTTATTAGGTACACCCCTCACCTTAACCTTCCAGATAAATTACTAACAAAGTCCACCAGTAAGATGGGAACCATACTTAGTATGACACTCCTATGACCACTGACACTGCGTTTTACTTATCTGATCTAGCTGCCTCACGTTGAGGCTAATTAAAAGCCATTTCATATAGGAGAAACACAATGGCATTTCCAAGCGCATCAGGCTATAGCAATTTACCCAATGGTAACTTCTCGCCTATCATTTTTTCCAAAAAAGTCCAGCTAGCCCTGAGAAAGGCTTCTGTAGTAGACGCGGTTACCAACACTGATTACAGTGGTGAGATCGCAAACTTTGGTGACTCGATTCGAATCGTCAAGGAGCCAACCGTAAACGTCACCACATATGAGCGTGGTACGGCACTGGCAACTCAAGACCTAACAGACGCTGACTTCACGATGGTTGTTGATCAAGCAAATTATTTCCAATTTGCGTTAGATGACATCGAGGAAGCTCACAGTCATGTTTCTTTTGGTGACCTAGCTAGTGACCATGCAGGGTATAAACTGCGTGACACTATGGATGCTGAAGTATTAGGTTATCTATCAGGTTGGAAGACACCCTCTTCATGGGCAAGACGTGCAGCTTCAGGTGACATAAACGGTACTAAAGCTGACTCAAATGCAGGTAATGACGAATTGCTTGCAGCCAACAAGCTAGACATCACAGACTTCGGTGGATCAGATGTAGGTGGTACTTCAGAAGTAACATCTATCCCAATCGCTGCAGGTGGTGGTGCAGGTGGTATCACTTCTCCACTAGCTATTATGAACCGCATGGCTCGTCTAATGGATTCCGCAAATGTGGATACAGATGGACGTTGGTTGGTAGTAGATCCTGTCTTCGCAGAAGTACTAATGGATGAATCATCAAAACTCATTAACAGCGACTTCGGTGGCGGTGATGAGATGCGTAATGGTAGACTTCCAGGTACTATTCGAGGCTTCTCAGTCTACAAGTCAAACAACCTACCATACCTAGGTACTGGTCCAGGTACTGCAGCAACTGCAGGTTCTGAAGCCAACTTTGGTGTAATGGTAGCAGGTCATGCCTCTGCGGTAGCAACTGCACAGCAAATTGCTAAAACAGAGACTTTCCGTTCACCAACAACCTTTGCCGATATATATAGGGGCTTAAATTTATATGGGCGCAAGATCTTACGTCCAGAAACATTGTTCACTGCAAACTACAACCTTGCATAAACAATAACGACTCTAGGGGGCTAGTCAGTGCGTACTAGCCCCTTATCCTCATATTAGGACAACGCTAAATGCCCTCTACTTATATAAACTTGTGCAACATGGTTCTTCGTAGGCTAAATGAAGTAGAGATTGCTACGGCTGAATTTCTAAATACCAGAGGTATACAAAGCCTAGTAAAAGATGCCGTAAAAGCTTCAATTGCAAAAATAAACCAAGCAGAATTTGAATGGGGTTTTAACGCAGCCGAATTTACACAGACCTTAACTGCAGGACAATCTGAATACACTTTTCCTAATGCTTTTAAAAAAGCCGATTGGAACAGTTTCCAAATTCAAGAAAACTCTGCTTTAGGAGCTTCCTTTAAATCATTAGGTTTTATGGATAGAGATGAGTGGTATGCCAGACATCGAGATGCTGATTACGCTGCAGGAAGTGCAGGAAGAGGTATTCCTGATAATGTGTTTCCCTCACATGGAAACGGCTTCGGTGTAACCCCCTCGCCTAATGCAGCTTACAGTTTGCGATTTAGATACTATCTAAATTATACAGATCTAACCAACAGTAGTGACGTAACCAGAATACCTGAAGCCTTTGATACGGTAATTGTAGATGGGGCTATGTATCACCTCTACATGTTTAAAGATAATATTGACGCGGCTAATGCTACATACCAAGCCTTCATGGTTGGGGTAAAAGATCTTCAGACACTTTATATAAATAATTTTGAGTATGTCAGGGATACAAGGATAGCCTTCTAATGGCAGATGAAATTGAGTCCTTTAAACTGATATGCCAAGGCGGTTTGAATAGTAATGAAAACCATCTAGAACTTTCAGAAAAAAAATCTGGTGCAGCTACTAGATTAGTTAATTTTGAACCTAGCCTCTACGGAGGCTATAGACGTATAGAAGGCTATAGTCATTTAGGTAATATGGACGTTACTGTAGGTGGCTCCAGTGCAGAAGGTGCAGTTTTAGGGGTATCCTTATATAAAAACGAGCATATAGGTAACCCTTACTTTATAGCTGCCAGAAAAGATGTCGGGGCTACTACTTACAAGTTTTATAAATTTGTTCCTTTTTCAGGTTGGCAGGTAATAGCAAACCAACCCACTAGAAACACAGTTTCTGGTAGTCTTACAATTAAGAAAATACGACAGGTACAGTTTGATTGGGGTAACGGATCAGCAATTTGTTTCGTAGACGGTATTAACCCTGCAGTCGTATTCGATGGAACAAATTGGCACGAATTACTACAAGCCAATTCTGGTGGTGCTAGTTCTCCAGGAGGTAACCAAATTGTAGACGCACCCTCGATAGTAGGAGAATATCAAAATCATCTCTGGGTAGGTGGTGATCTGACATCAAGAGCTACTATCCGACATTCTGCACCAAATGATCCGTATACTTGGACTTCGGCTGCAGGTGGTGGAAGTCTGAGTCCTGCATTTAATATCGTGCAAATAAAACCTTTTCGTGATGACCTATTTGTTTTTGGTACAAATGGCATAAAAAAAGTCAGTACGGCTAAAAACTCCTCTGGTGGAATTACTTTTACCTTACAAAGTGTTACAAATAATGTTGGGTGCATCGCCAGAGACAGTGTAGTTGAAATTGGTGGAGATTTATTATTTTTAGCACCTGACGGTTTTAGACCTATTTCCTCCACCTCAAAATTAGACGGTGTAGAATTAGAAAATGTCAGTAAAGCAATACAAGTTACCCTTGTAGATTTAATAAAAAATAATGACTCCGATACAGTAAATTCAGTAGTTATAAGAGGTAAGTCACAGGTTAGATTTTTTGTTGGTGACAGTACCACCACCCAAGTAGATAGCTATGGAATTATTGGGGGGTTATACGACAAACAAGGATCTATTGAGTGGTCATTTGGAGAACTACTTGGAATTAGAGCATCTTGTACGGATTCAGGTTATATAGGTTCAGAAGAACAGATCGTACACGGTGATTATGACGGTAAGGTTTATCAACAAGAAACTGGTACTAACTTTGCAGGAAATGACATAGTAGCAGTTTATGCCACACCGTATTTAGACTTCGGTGATACCGAGATTAGGAAGACTTTACGCAAAGTAAACACCTATGTTAGAGCCGAAGGTCCGACAACATTTTTCTTATCACTTGATTATGATTGGGGCGACTACAACACCAGTAAGCCCTCAGAATATACTCAAGCATCTACAGGCGGTCCAGTTAGGTATAATGCTCTCAACCTAGACTACGGAGATGCCAACGCCCTTTATGGCGGTAACTCAAAACCAATACTTACTGCAGATGTGCAGGGATCTGGTTTTTCAACAAGAGCAACCTTTGTAACGGTAGGTCAATCTGAACCCTACAGTCTACAAGGTTTAGTATTTGAATTTTCGATTTCGGGGAGAAGGTAGAACATGGCAGGATACACTCGCCAATCTGTTAGCCAAATTATTAATGGCGCGGATATTACGGCTCCACCGCTAAATGCTGAATTTAACCAACTATTAGCGGCTTTTGAAGCTACAACTGGGCATGGACATACTGGTGCTACAGGGGATGCCCCCAAAATACCACTAGCCACTTCTGTTTCTGGGGTACTTCCTGCACTTAATGGTGGTACAGGCGGTAAGAATAATATCACTACCAGTAATCCTACAATTACAGACGATAGCACCCAAAGCTATGCAGTGGGATCTCTCTGGATAAATACTTCTACAAAACGTATATTTATTTGTGCTTCTGCAACATCTTCTGCAGCCGAATGGCATGAGATTGTAGCTAATACTGGCTCTAGTATAACTCCTACAGTAACCAATACTATAGACATTGGCTCCTCTAGCCTGAAGTACAAAGACTTTCACCTAGCAGGTAATGCCTTGGTTGGCGGCACTATGGGCGTAACAGGTCTAAGTACACTAGCTCAACTAAACTCCACAACCTCTACGCTAGGCTCAGTAACTGTAGGTGGCTCTGGAAGTAACGGCTCTATCAACGGTGTCGTAATTGGTAATACAAACCCAACTTCTATTGCAGGTACAACGGTTGCTGCCAGTAGTGGTTTTAGTGGGGATCTTACTGGTAATGTAGCAGGTAATGTTACTGCAAGTTCTGGTACATCTACTTTTAATAACGTAGCCATTAACGGAACGCTAACTGGTAACCTTACAGGTGGGATCACTGGTAACGTAACTGCTTCATCTGGATCATCTACTTTTAACGATGTCACTATCAATGGCACGTTGAACATGGACGCAGGTACGACAGGTACTATTACAAACCTTACTACCCCGACTAATACAAATGATGCTGCGACTAAGGGGTATGTTGATACCGAAGTATCAAACCTTGTAGCTTCTGCCCCTGCAGCCTTGGATACTCTGAATGAACTAGCGGCTGCACTGGGAGATGATGCAAACTTCTCCACTAATGTTACCAATAGTATAGCAGCTAAACTACCTCTGGCAGGTGGCACTATGACAGGTGCTATCAACATGGGTAGCCAAAAGATTACGACTACTTATGCACCCACCAATACACCAGACCTCACAAACAAATCTTATGTAGATACCCAAGACGCTCTCAAGCTTAGTCTCTCTGGTGGCACTATGTCTGGTGCTATTGCGATGGGCAATAATACTGTCAGCGGTGTACCTACTCCGACTGCCAATGACCATGTTTCAAATAAGGCTTATGTGGACTCAGTTGCAGGTAGTGCTTCGGCAGCGGCAGGTTCAGCTACAGCGGCTGCAAACAGTGCGGCTGCAGCCCTTACCTCAGAACAAAATGCAGCTACTCATGCTACTACGGCACAGTCTGCAATCAGTGCCTCACAAAACTTTTTAGATACATACTTTGTAGCATCTTCCGCACCTTCTGGCTCAAATTTGACGATTGGGGATTTATGGTTTGATACCACAAACAACCTGATGAAAGTGTATGGCTCTGGTGGTTTCCAAGCCGCAGGTTCATCAGTAAATGGTACGGCTGAAAGACAAGACTATGTAGTAGGCACAAGCAGCGGTTCATATGGCGGTTCTACGACAGTGTTCCCTGCCACATACGATCCCACGTTCTGCGATGTTTTCCTTAATGGTTTGCGTTTAGACCCTGCATCAGATTTTACTGCCTCAAACGGTACTAGCGTAACTTTGGCTACAGCGGCTGCTACTGGAGATTCTGTTGGTATCGTCAGCTACGGCACATTTAGTTTATCTTCGCATTATACACAGACACAATCAGATGCCCGATATGCTCAACTAAGTGGAGGTACGTTTACTGGTGCAATAGATATGGGTGCAAACAATATTACCACTACTGGTAAAATCTTGTACTCCAATGTTTATTCTGCGCTTAGTGACCTTCCATCAGCTTCAACATATCATGGTATGTTTGCTCATGTGCATGGCACTGGCAAAGGCTATTACGCACATGGTGGAAACTGGATACCTCTAGTTAATGAGGATACCTCTGGAAACGTATCTCTTGGTGGTGATCTCACAGTCACTGGGGGGCTTATCGTAAATGGAACTACCACTACTATAAATTCAACTACCTTAGATGTTGATGATTTAAACATTACAGTAGCCAAGGGTGCATCAAGCGCAGCAGCCGCATCTGGCGCAGGTTTAACCGTAGACGGTGCTTCAGCCACATTTAATTATGCCTCTACTGGCGATAAGTGGACGATGAATAAGCCATTAGATGTTACTGGTGCAATTACTTCAAGTGCTGCAATTAACGCAGCAAGTGCAAGTATTACTGGCACAGTAGCTGCAACGGCTTTTACAGGTGATGGTTCTGGTTTAACTGGTGTAGGTTTTACAACTAATGTTGTTACAGGTAACAGCAATGCTACTAAGGATAATCATTATTATCTTAATGGATCAGCAATAACTTTAACGCTTCCATCATCTCCTACGGTTGGGGATGAAGTTCGCATTAGCGAAGTAGCAGGTAACACAAACTGTATTATAGGTCGTAACGGTAGCAACATAATGAGTTCTGCAAGTGATTTAACAGTAGATACAGCATATCTTGTTCTTTCTTTGAGATATGTGGACTCAACCATTGGATGGGCATTTTCGTAAAGGTAAAATAATATGGGTACAACAAGTTCTTTTTTCGGTGGTGGCGGTGGTGAAGTTTACCTTCCACACTTTACCTTTCTTACTAGTAATTCATCTTGGTCGCCTCCTTATGATGGTACGGCTTATATTCATGTGATTGGAGCAGGAGGCAATCCACAGTCAGGTTATGGTGGAGGCGGAGGAGCAGGAGGCTACTCACGAAAGTTAGTTACATTAGCAACTGGTACATCTTGGAATTTTACTGTTGGTGCTACTAATACTGCCGCAGCATCGGCAGGAAATAACTCTACTGCAACAGATGGAAGTAGTTCTCTTACAGCAAATGGTGGCGGTGGAACGTCTGGAAACTCAGGTGGAACAGGCGGCACTGCTTCGGGTGGTGACGTTAATTATCAAGGCGGATCAGGTGGAACAAGAAATGGTAATTATGATGGTGGTGCAGGTGGGGGAGCCGTCAACCTAAGAGGGGTTTCAACTTCTGATGTTTCTGGTGGTAATGTAAGAGTTAATAACGGTCCTGCATTTGCAGGAGGTGGAGGCGTAGGTGGAAAAGCAGCGGAAGCCTACAACAATTCCAACACTAGTTATGTTGCTTATACTGGCGGTGGCGGATCAGGCGGTCCAAGTTTTGGCGGTAATAACGGTTCAGGTTACAATTGGAATAACAATAATGGTTTTAAATCTTGTATAGGCGGCATCGCTTCGGGAGGCAAACCAGATAAAGTTATAGGCTTTGATTTTATAAAAGAATGGGGCGTTGGTGGAGGTTTTCAAGCAATGACAGGGGCAAACTACTCCTTTAATAGTCAAATACCTGCAGGTATTGGTGGCGGTGGCGCACCCACATATGTAAATAATGCTGACGCTCCTGCCCAAAACGGTGGTCTTTTTGGTGGAGGAGGCGGAGGAATGCAGGGTGGTAACGGTGGACTTGGTGGCGGTGGTGGTAATGGATGGTATCACGCAACAGCGCATTATGGCAAAGGCGGCAATGGTGTCATTTTTGTTGAATATATTTCGAGGAGCTAATTAATGACAAAAGCAAGACATTTAGCAGACTTAATATCAAAGAGTTGTTTAATTAAAATTTAAGGAGACATTGAATGTCTAGAGCTAGAGATTTAGCTGATTTTATAAGAACTGGTAGTACCCCCAGTGGCATCCTCGCAGACGGTGCGATAGCTGTTGGCGAGATAACTGGCGTAACTGTTTCGGCAACTGAAATAAACCGATTAACAGGGGTTTCTTCAGACGTTCAAACTCAGATAAATACTAAGGCGGCTAGTGCTAGTCTACACGCAGTAGCTTCTAGCGGTGCAGCATCAGACTTAACTGGATTAGGTACAGCAGCAACCCTTAACGTAGGCACATCTGCTAACAACATTCCGCAACTAGATAGTAACGGAAAACTTGGGGCTATAGACGGCTCTGCTTTGACAGGCATTGAAGGATTTTCCTATGCCGCAACATTAGCATATGGAGATTATTAAATGGCTGACACACTCGCAGAAATTTATCGAAACACTTTAACATCAAGTAGTTTTGATAGTAATGGAGAGGCTACGATTGTTACTACAAACAGTAGCACCTCTCATGTAATAAAAAGCATTCAAGTATCTGATACTGACACAAACGTACCAATAAACGGCACTCTTAAAATAAATGATTTTGATATTGTTGCATTGACAGGAAACTCAAGTGGTACTGAAATTATTGCACCTAGTTCAACTGTAAAAGTTAAGAGTGCATCTATTCCGTTTACCTATGAAGACATAGAGTTCAATACAAGAAGAAACGCCACACAATATACAACAACAACAGATGCAAAAGTTAATGGCTATCTTGCTCTTACAAATATTTATACAGCGGCTGTTACCAGTGGTATGAACTTAACTGAGGACAGTACAGAAAATACTTTTGCTCCCAATATGGGTCCTAACAATTATCACTATAACCACAATTACAACCACTCAGGAGCTACTACTTCTGCTAATATTTATAATAATAGTGGTACTCAACAATTTGCACATCAAGACAACAATACGCCTAAGTGGTTTGACGGTAAACAATACGCTTATTACTACGGTGCAAGAAGTGGCTCTAGCGGTAATGGTATAAATCGAATTGACATATACGCAGCAACTTCAAGTAGATTACTAGATACTACTGGAGTTAACGCCCCCTCAGGGGACCCAAAAATGTTTGGTACTGTAAATGCTGATTATACTCTTGATAAATTATTTTTCTGGTCTAATAAAAATGATTACCCTTTCGTCTATGATGCTGCAACTAATAGTACATCAAAGATTAGTACGTCACAAAGCGCAGCATCACTTTATGGTACAGGGCAAACAGATAACCAAAATTGGTTTGCCATTAAAAGAACTAATGGGAACTACAGATTTGTAATCCCTACAGGCAACAATGAAATACGTTATTATGATTGGGAGGCAGGAACAACTTTTGCAAGTGGTGTTAGTTACACACAAATCACTCCTAGTGGAAATAGTGAAATTTTTAATGCTCGAACAGCTAAACATAGTGTAATTGGAACTAAGCTTTATTACTTAAACGATGACGGTCCAAAAGTTGCTGCTTGGGATTTTGATCCAAATACTCCTACTCACAGTGTTGTTGGAACAAATAATCATTTTACTACTTATGGGGCTGACTTAACTGCTGTAGTACGGACACCAAGTACATCAACAGTTAATGCTCGTTCATACGGTATAAGCCCTTCACTGAAGTTACGAATAAGTGGCGTGACAAGTACATAGGAGATTGTTATGGGATTAACTTTAAATACTAACAGTCTTGCAGTTGCTAGTTCTGGTAGTAGCAGTGCAGCGTCTGGCGTTTCAACGTCTGATGTAACAACGCTAATAAAGAACAACACGCCTTACCAGTTTATAAGTAAGGTATACATTCCTGCGTCTGTTTCTACTATAGATTGCTCAAGTGTTTTTAGTGCATCTGATGGATTTAGTACTTACCATATAGTGTTTGATAGAATTACAACAGCAGCTAATGAATCTTATTTTCAAATACGTTTAGAGATTGGTGGAAGTTTTATAACATCTGAGTATGGGTACAGTGGAGCGAGAGGGTACGGTAATAACAATTTTTACTACGAGACTTCTGATTCAAGATGGAGGGTTACTAATAGTGATTTTAGTCAGGGTTTAACTGGTTACATTAATATATCGAAAACAGAGAGTGGCGTAAAAACAATAAGCTCTTGGAACATTGGCGGTGGTGGCGGTACAAGAAATGGAACTTTTAGTGTTGGCGCAGGTAGCAATAGCAACACTGGTGAATGTACTGGTTTTCAATTTAAAACAGCTAGTAATGATTTTACCGCAGGTGGAAATATACGGATATATGGAGTGAACAATGTCTAGAGAAAATCCAAGATATGCAGCGACACCTCAAGGTATGCGTCAATTTACCGAAGAAGAAGAAGTAGCCAGAGATGCAGAAATTAAAGAGTGGGCTGATGGTGCTAACGATAGACTAGCAGCCGAACACAGAAACACTCGTAATGAGTTACTTACTTCAAGCGATTGGACACAGATGCCAGACAGCCCACTAACAGACGAAGCTAAGACTTCTTGGGCTACCTATCGACAAGCACTACGCGATTTACCAACCCATGAAAATTGGAACTCACTTACTGATGATGATTTTCCTGAAAAACCAGTATAAACGCTTGAATACTATAGCTATAACTGTTATAATCAATTAAAGATTTAATAAATAAAATCAAGGTACTTATGACAGTCGAAGCCCCTGAGTGGCGAACTGTCTTGCTCTCTCCAAACGAAGTCTTAAAAGTCTGGCACTTAATAGAAGCCGACATAGAAAAAGCCCTCGAACACGGCATTAATGAAATCACTATCTTGGACATGTGCAAGCAAGCACTTAGCAACAAGATCTTCATCTTCATAACCCTCGACAGAGACAACAAGATAGTCTGCACCACCACATTAAGATTTTTACACTACGGTCAGGTAAAGACCTGCCAGATAATAACAAACACCACCAATGGTATAACCCTAAAGCAAGTCGAACATGACCATAGAGTGTTTGAAGATTTTGCCAGAGACAACGGCTGTAGCCACATGCAAGTTTGGGGTCGAAAAGGTTGGCATAGAAGATTGACAAGCCTGAGTTCTAGGCAAGGCAACAAATATAAACCCCTTTATTACGTTTTCGATATGGAGATATAAGATGACATTATACAACCCATTTTTTAAGTTTCTTAACCCAAGAAATAGTGGGTTGATTGTATTCAAAGGTGGCGGTGGTGGAGCCAGTGCAGAAGAGGTGCAGACCGCTGTTGATTCAGGTACAGCCCAAGTTACTGGCGCAATTGGTACTGCCTCACCATCAGGAACTACAACAGGTAACACAGTAGGTTTTACTACCCCTGAAATAACAGATGCAGACGGTAATGTTATTGGTGGTGGCGAACAGATGACTGCAGGTGGAAAAACTGTAGGCGTAACAGGTACGGTTAAGGGAGATACCGAACAATTAATTGGTGGGCAGTCTACAACTCAGGATCTGATTAACCAGAGGTTTGATAATTTCGGTGGTGGTGGATCTACAACTAATATTGTTAACGAAATTGATACTACAGACTTAGCAAAGGTAGATCAGGTAAACCAAGGCTTTGCTACTTCGGTTGCTAATCAAGGTACTATTATTGGTAATCAAGGATCTATTTTAGGTGGTCAATCTAATCTAGCTGCAGGTCAGACAGACATCCTTGGCAATCAAACCGCAATGCAGACAGGTATTGACGCAGCTAATACAGGTATAAACACAGCCAATACTGCGCTTACAGGGTTAGGTAGTGCAGTAGGAAACGTCCAAACAGGCGTAGATACCGCAAATACTAATCTAATGAACTTGGGGGCAGATGTAAGTCAGGGATTTGCAGATCAGCAAACCCAAGTATCTGATATGCAGAAAGCCGTTTTAAGTGGTCAAGTTTCAATGACTGATGTCCTCAACGCAATGAGAGATGAACAGACTACTCAGTATGGAGATCTTGCAGCTAATCAAGCTACCATAACGAATAACATTGGTGGAGTTCAAACAGGGCTAGACACTTTAAGAACTGATCAACAAAAAGCCAACACTCTGGCAGATCAATCTAGGGCAGAACTAGCCAAGACAGTTACTGGTGGATTTGATGATGTAACCGAAAATCAAGCTGCGCAGCAAAATCAGGCTGCTAAAAACGCGCAGGTATCAGCGTCTAACCAAGCCACTATCCAACAACAAGCTGCACCAAACACCTTAGCTACCTTTGGAGCTACTGCAAAACAATTAGCCAGTGGTCAGGCTGCTAATGGGGAAGCCACTCCTCAACAAACAGATTTCTTGAATAGATTAGCTACCATTAAACAAATACTAGCAACGCAGGGCAATAACTTAGACGAAAGCATTCGGGCTGAGTATGCTACAGTAGCTAACGCATTCAATGATAATGGTACGCTTATAGCAGCGTCTATTGATGTAGATGGTAACCAAGTAAGACGAGGCATGGATAATGCCGACATACTAATAACCAATACCTATAATAGGCAAGGTGCTTTATCTAATCAGAAGAAAAGTGATCTAAATCAACTAATGGCGGCATTAGATACTATGGGATACAGGCAGGTAGGAAGTCGGTCTGGCAATCTTTCTGTTCCTAATATGGGCTTAATGTCAGCACAAAATAACCAACCATTCATTCAGCAAAATTAAATTAAGGAGCATTTTATGCACCCTGTAAAAATTTCAGATGATGGTGTTAAACTAGTACAAAAGTTTGAAGGGCTACACAGAGTACAGCCCGATGATATGGTACATGCATATCGCTGTCCTGCAGGAAAGTGGACTTGTGGATGGGGCGCAACCAAAGGTGTTCGATCTGGTACTAAGTGGACTAAAGAATACTGTGAGATGCGTCTTATTGAAGACTTAGCAGAGCATGGTAAAGCTGTTAAGAAGTACGTCCAAGTACCTCTATCTCAAGGACAATTTGATGCGCTTACCTCATTTGTATTTAACTTAGGTGAAGGTAACTTTCGTAGCTCCACCCTACTCAAAAAGCTAAACAAAGGTCTGTACGATGACGTACCAGAACAGATCATGCGTTGGAATAAAGCTAGAGTGGATGGAAAGCTTACTCCACTAAAAGGTCTTACAAGACGTAGGGCTGCAGAAGCCGCAATCTTCTCTAGAGATGCTGCCATGCCATCTGATGAAGGTGGTCCTGATATGGTACAGAAGCCTACTGCAGAAGCACCCAAGTCACTAGTTAAGAGTAAAACTATGGCAGGTGTAGGTATTGCAGGTACGGCTACAGCAATGAATGAGATGGCAGGTCAGCTACAGGGGCTAGTTGCCTACGCAGATAGCCTAAAAACCATCTTCTTAGTATGTGCAATTGGCGGCATAGCCCTAGCAGCCTACGCTCGATGGAAAGACAATAAAGAGGGCATCCACTAGTGTTTATTTTTAGTAAGATCAAAACTTACATTATTGGAGCTTTAGCAGTGGCTATCCCTATCATTTATGTGATGGGCAAAGTCGTTGGAGCTAATAAAGAAAAGAATAAAATACTTAAAGACGATCTCCAAGCCTCTAAGAAAAAAACAGACTTTTATAAGAAAATGGCAGAGCATGAAAAAGATAGTATTACTGATCGCCCTAGTCTCATTAAGCGGCTGCGCGGAAACGGTCTATAGAACCGACTTAGAAATCTATTGTCCACCAGTAGAACAGTACTCAGAGGATTTTACTGAGACTTTAGCTGCAGAGCTAGATGTCTTAAATGAAGCTTATGAGGCAATTCCTGAAGTGGTTACCGATTACATACTACTGCGAGATCGTATTCGCCAGTGTAATGCTGAGAAGGAAAAACTATAATGGGTATTTTTGGATTTGATAGCGTAACTGATATGTTCGATGGTGGCGGTGCAGGTCAGTCGGGTTCTACTTATTCTACGGAAGGGAGTGTCTTCGATAGTGATGGCGAAAACAATTATGTAGATCCAAACCCAAACGGTGGTGGTAGCAGTAATAATGTAACTGGGGCTGCACCACAGTCTGGTGGCGTTATGTCTATGTTAAATCCTGTATCCATTATTGGTAATTTAGCAGGATGGGCTAACAATTTAAATCCTGATGAAGATCAGACTACTAACATAAATGGCAGACAATATTATACTAATGCAGATGGATTTACCTATACCTACAACGCTATAGGTCTACCATATGAAGTCGTTCAAAACGACCAAGGTAATTTTGTAGATAAGCTGACAGTTGTAGATCCTAAAACAGGGCTAACAGGTTACCAAGCAATGGCACAAAAGCTCAAAGATAGTGGCGATGATGAAGGCGCGGCTAAAGTCTTACAGGAAGCGGAACAGAATGCTGACAATGTAGAGCCAGAGCTATCTATCACTGAAAAAGTTTTAGAATGGGCTAAGGCTGCAGGTATAGACCAAGCAGGTATGCAAGCAATTGTAGACGATCCTAATAAGTTTCTAGCTGACAGAAACATGAAGCTTGAGGATGTCGTACCCACGCTAAATGCCAACGCTACAGGAACTAATATCTTAGGTAGTGATCCTAAATATCAAATAGATTTTGATGGTCTTAATCAAACAGCCGCACAAGTCTCTAATGTAGCTACTGTAGATGCGGTTAAAACTGATGCATCAGATGCAGCAACCTACACTGCAGAGACTAGTAGTGAGAAAATGGCAGATGGTTCATTCGACATGACCGCTGCTACTGGAACTATCGATGATGATAACCTCGTTGATGCCTCTGCTATAGAGACTGATATGACAGGAGCCGCCACTGGTAGAAACGAAGACGGTACGGTCAATCAAGTTGGTGTTGCAGTAAACGATTATGCCACACAAAAGTTTAGCTCAATCATCGATATGAGTACTGTATCAGGTAGAAACCTTGCGAAAGCACTAGGAGAAGGCAACTACTTAGATGAGAAGGCTACACTTGCAGGTCAGATAAAGATTATATCTGAGCAATTCGTAAACGATCAAGGTCAAGCTGTTATACCTAAGTGGGCGCAGAAGATGGCTAGATCAGTAGCTCAGACAATGGCTTATGATGGTATTACTGGATCAGCCCAGACCTCTGCAATGGCTACAGCTATTATGGAAGCCACACTGGGGATAGCAGAGAAAGAGTCTGCATTCTTTCAATCTCTTACCGTTAAGAATTTAGACAACAGACAGCAAGCTATTATAAATAAAGCTAACGTACTAGCTCGATTTGAGGAAGCTAACTTAGGAGCCAGACAAGCTGCAGCCGTGAGTAATGCTAAATCTTTCTTGGAAATGGATCTCAAGAACTTAACTAACGAACAACAAGCTGCCCTGATTAATAAGCAAGATCGTACTCAAGCATTGTTTGAAGACAGTAAAATTATAAATGCGCAGCGTCTATTTACTGCAGAACAGAAGAACGATTTTACGAAGTTTTATGACGAATTAAACACACAGATCCAGAGACATAATACTGCAGAATTAAATAGCTTACGACAATTCAATGCAGGTGAAGTAAACGACATGTCAGCATTCAATGCTGAAATTCAGAATAGTCGTGAAAAGTTCTATCAGGAGATGCAGTATAACATCGATACATCTAATGCAAAGTGGCGAAGAGAAGTAACTTTAACGCAATTTGAGACTACTTGGGATGCTATCTCTACAGACGTAAAAAATCAGTTAGATATATCTACAGAAGCACAAAACAGGATCTGGGATACTGCAGAAAGCTTATTAGATTTTATTCAAAAGACCGCTGCAGGAGACAGAGATGCTGAACTAAGATTATTGGTTGCACAGATGGACGCACAAAGTCAGCAAACTGGCGGTAGCGGATTCCTAGATGGGATATTTAAACTAGGTGGTACTCTTTTAGGTCTACCAACTAAACCTTGGTGGCTTGGTGGTTAATAATAGGGAATAAAAATGGATTTTCAGACAGCAATCAAAAAATCAGTGAAAGGCTTTCTATCTGGTAAAACACCAGAAGCCTTGCGTGAAGCAAAAGGTGAAGATTTCTTCTACACCGCTGAGTATTTTGACCTCTTAGAAGAAAAACTTGATGAAGAGGATACACCAGATGAAGCTTGATCAACCTATTCCTGGAGAGAACTTTACTTCGGATACTAGGAATATGCCTTGGCATAGACCACCAGATTTAAACGAGTATGACGAGGCTATCGATTATTTTATCAGTAGGCTAGAAGAGCCTGAGCAACAAGAACTTACTTTTGCCATGCTTGGGATAGATACACAGATTACTACTATTGTAGCCACAGTTCTTCTTCAAGGTATTCGAGTAGGTAAAGTAGGAATAGACTTAGCTATACTAATAGCAGGTCCACTAGCCCGATTTATAGAGATACAGGCTAAAGGTGTGGATATGAAGTACGACATGGGTATCGATGATGAGGATCGGATAGTCATCACCCCTACTCTACTACGCTCCGCATTAAGCATAGTTACCGATACACCCCTAGATCCAGAGGATGTAAATCAGAAACTGGAAGAAGAAAAGCCAGAGATCCCTGAACCTCTACAGGGGCTGATGTCTATGCCCTCTCCAGATAGTGGTTCTATAGCTACGCAAGAAGAACAGACCGCCATGTTGGGTGGCGAGGAAGAACCTGTAGAAGAAGAGGTTTAGAATGAGTTTTAGGACTGAAGCAAATAAAGTCAGGGCAGGTATTGCTAGAGGCGATTTCAAGAAGAAGCGCGACTACTTCGCTAGTTTTGTAGATCCTCTTGTGTCAGGTCTTGAAACGCAAGCGGCTGCTAAGATGCAGGAAGATCTGGATAAACGCAGAGAAGATAGGGCTGCAGCTAGAGAATTAAAAAAGACACAGGACGCTAAAGAGTTACAAGATAAGAAAAATGACGCTTTAGCTGACGCCTTTATGCTGTCTCAGGGTGCTTCAGGTCCAGTAGCAAAATCTCAAATAGTAGCTTTAATAAATGCAGGTTACGATGACCCTGCTAAATTAACCGAATTTTTTGAGAAAAATGCAAAGTTTAATCCTGATGTAATTACAAATCAGGTAGCACCTCCTACATCTATGCAGATAGACTCTGTCAATAATCAGATGAGTACTTTAGGACTAGGACCACTACCAGATGGTCAAGCTTCTGAAATATCGAGAGAACTTGATGGTGAGACTAAAGGTGCATTTGAATTTGGTAAGCAGCCAGAGCCTTATGACTTAGGTAAACTTCGCGAAGAAAACTGGGAAGGAGAAAGAGCGCAAGCAGTAAACGACCAAAGACCTGATGTGGTTTCAGATATTGATGCGTGGGCTAAAAGTAGAGGTCTAATCAAAGTTGTTGGTCAACTAACCCAAAAAGATATAAATGGTAAAACTTTAGCTGACCTCAGAAAACTGAAGATGCAATATGGAGCAGTTCCAGAAATTGACGCTGCAATCGTTATTGAGGAAGCAATAGAGATAGACCAACAGCCTTGGAATAATCCTGCAGAACTTGCACTTTTAGACCTAAATACATTACAGGCATACAAAGCAGGGAGCTTTAAGCTAGGTAAAGAAGCCCAAGGTAATATCGACAGTGCTATTCAGCTAAGAATAGCAATAGACAAATCTTCAAACCTAGCCCAAGCATCACAACAGTTAGATAAAGATAGTTCATACTATGATGCGGCATTAGCAAAACTAGGTCCAGTAGATGCAAATTCCCCAACGGCTGCACAAGATTTAGAGACCTTTAAAACTCTAACAAAACTCAGTTCATTAGCTAAAGAAAATGAAAAAGACGCTAAATTCCAAAGCGAGAGAAGTAAGAGTGCAAAAGAACTAGCCTTAGATGCATATCTAAACGAGAATGGTTTCTTCATACCTGATGCAGCTAATGGCGTTATTAAATATCCAGGATCTGGAGATATGGCAGAATTTGAGAAAAGTTGGAAAGAACTAACCGACATCTCAGAGAAGCCGCCAGAGTGGTTTGAAAAAGATGAAAACTTACTCAAGCTCACTACTACACAGATGAAAGCCTTGCTAGATACTGGTCTATTGCCAGAAGCTGCACAGAATAAAGTTCAAGGTTTCTATAACAGTATGCAAGATACAAGTGTTATAGAAAGAATGATATCTACTGATTTTAATTCTACTACCGACATCGATCAGTTTATAGCAACGCAAGGTATAGATACGTTAAAAGAGTTAGACGAGGAATCTTATAAAGCACTACTAGCACAGCGTAGGGTTTTATTAGATAAAGAAAACGAAGAGCAAACTGACTACAACGCTTACCAAGAAGCGGCTGCAATATTCTTTACTGATAACCCAAAAACTTATGAAAATATTCTCAAGTTTGAGCGAGAATACAAGGCAGGAACCGCTGTACCGAAAGATACATTCCAATCTCGTACTTTGTTTAACTCTACTGGTGGGTCAGTGACTGTAGAGTCTCTGGAGGAACAGAGGGATGCAGAAACTAAAGGCTATTCAATCTATAAACCTAGCGAAATTGACGTACAGCTTACCAACCTTGGATTAGCCGATACTGAAGATAATAGGCGAATTATAGCAGGTGTTAAGAATGGTACTTATAAGCTAAGTAAAGACTTTGCAGGTAGAACTACCATTGTAGACTTAACTACACAAACCTCCGAAGGTGTGAAGGGTACTCCTATACCTATTGAACAAGTAGTAGGTCAGGATGGTGAGTTGCAGATTACTGTTACCCAAGACCAAATTGATCAAGCTGCAGCATTTAAAAATGATTTAGATAAAATACCTGAAGATGTCGAAGAAGGTATGGCAGGTGCAGTTGGTATCAGAGGCGTTATAAACAGAGTTGTCGGTAAAGTTTCTGACGCAGGTGGTTGGAAAGCCAAGCAGGATAACTTAGCTGCAATGAACTTTGTTACTAACCTCAGAGTTTATACTATGGTTACATTAGCTGCAGCGCAGGGAACTAGAGATAGTGTCTGGCAGAAACAACAGATCCTAAGTACATTACCTGAGACTGCTAGGTTCTGGCAGGGTCCAATGGAAACAGGTAACAAGGTACGAGATACCTTAGCTGCAATTAGTAATAGTATAAGTATATTAGAAACTAATAGAGATAGTGGCATGGTTACTGGTAGTGATTTGAGTAAGATTACTCAACAGCTTACACAATTAGGTGAACTACAAAAAGTTTACACTGAGTTAGATGCTATCTTCCAAGACATCAACGGTACGGCACAAAAGAAAAACACCAAAATAACCGATACAGATTTCTTTCAAAAATCAGAAGATACTGAGTGAGAATATAAATGGCAGAAGAGCAAACACAACTTGATATAGATACTCTAAACTCTGCTAGGGAAGAGTATGAAGATGATAGGGTTATCGAGCGACTAGTTGAACAACTTGGAGACAATGTTGTAACAGTTAATGGTGATTTCTTAGACATAAAATCGGCAATTGAGTCGGGTCAAATAACCTCTAGCCAGATACTTGATTATATAAGTACAGGAAAAGACGTTAGAGATGTAGGAGCCTTTAATGCAGGGATGCAAGGCGTTAATACTGGTCTGACTAATTTTCTTGGTATGCCTGTAGATATGACTAACATGGCTCTGCAAGGCGTAGAGAGTTTAGCTAGAACAGGAATAAATAAGTTAGGTGGGGATGTCAGCACTGACCCTGATGATTTTCTATTCTCTAGTCCAAACCCTGTAGGTGGTGGTCAAAGTGTACGAGATACAGTCGAAACAGTCGTAAATCCTGTATATGATGCTGTGGGCGTAGATCAGATTGATTATGCTGATAGCGCAGATGAATTTGAGGGTGTCAATAAATCTATATTTAAAGGTGGGGAAATTATTGGGGAGAATGCCCCTATCGTAGCAGGTGCTACCTTATACACATTACTGAAAGAAGGCGGTGAAAGCGCAGCAAAAGTTCTAGCAGGTGAAAGTGCCGCTACTGCAGGGGGATCTGCAGCCGTAGCAGGGTTGAGTGAAGCTACTGCAGGTGAAGCAAGCGCACCTTTAGAAATGTTTGCAGAATTTGTAGGGAACATTTTTGGTAGAAATCCATCTTCAATCTACTCAGGTGTAAAAGCAGTAGGTGGTCCTGTTATAAAAACTTTTAAGGCTAGGATTGGAAAAGGGGCTGCACAAGACGCTGCCTTTAATTCTCTTCTAGTTTCTTTAAAAGAAGCAGAGACTAAACTACTAGACGAGGCTACTCTGGCTGAGAGAAATAATGAGCTAGAAAGAGCCACTGCATTAAGAGAAGAAGCTAAATTATACACCCCAGAAGTTATTCTTCGGAATATGGATGAGGCAGTTACTAACCAGAAAAACCTTAGAGAGGAAGGTGTACCCCCAAGCGCATTACCTGCAGGATCTATCTCCAATAACCCTGCCCTAGCAGCCGTTCAGAGAGCCTTACAGAACGATACAGAGTTTGACGTAGATGTTAAGAAAAGAATAACTGACGCTATCGGTGGTCTTCTACAAAGCTCTGACATACTGGCTAGAGGTAATAACCCTAAAGCTGCAGAAGCTATAGCTCAGAACGCTTATCAAAAAGCAATTTCGACTGCAGTTTATGTAGCCAATCAAAACGCTCAAAAACAATTTAGTAACCTAACTAATAATGCAGCAATTGATAGCGCATCTATTGCCGCCCAAAGAATTTTATTTGAGGCTAAAGATAACTGGAGAGCTACCGAGACAGCCTTATGGGATCGAATACCTAAAAATATAAGTGTATCAGGGCGACAGTTAGCTGCTACGGTTAGAGATGTAATTGATAATAGATTACTACCAGGAATGTCACTTACAGATGATCCTCAATTAAACAACTCAATAAACGCATTATTAAATCAAGAATCCATTCAAATAGGAGATCTTCTTAAATTAAGAAGTATTCTCTTGAATGATGCCCGAACAGCGGTTGCAAATAATCAATTTAGACAAGCAGGTATTTTAGACCTGTTGGCAGACGCTACTTTAAATGAACTCGATGATATTGGCGGTGACGTAGGAGAAGTAGTCGGTCAAGCTAGAGGTTTCAGTCGTGCATTAAATGAGCAATTTAGTAGATACTGGAACAAACAAGTTCTTGGAATGTCTTCTACTGGCGGTACTAATATAAGACCTCAAGATGTTTTATCTACAGGATTTGGGGGCGGTGGTAGAGATGCCAGAACTAATTTTGATGAGATGCAAGAAGCCGCTGCACAAGCTGATACAAAAGCAGGACCACTAGGAGAAGCAGCCGAAGCAGATATTGCAGCCAGACAAGCTGAAGTAAATGCAACTAGACTTGGGGATGATGGACGTAGAGCTAGTGATGATGATGCTAATATAGCTACCAGAGATGATGTGATATACCCAGAGAATACTAGTTTTCCTTTCTCAGAAGAACAAGCCGATGGCTTTACGATGGATGATGGCACTAGAATTTTCCCACCAGAAAGTTCTGCAGATGCCCGAAGACTTGATGCTGAGTTTAATCGTCCTGAAGGAGCGACTTACAAAAGAAATCCTGAACCTATTACTGACGAAGAGTTTGTCGATGGAGCTAGTGATTTCTATGATCCTAATAACAATGCAGGTGTAGACACTCCTAATAAGGTAGCTATCAGGGATGAGGGAACTCGAATAGAATTAGGGGCAGAGATGTCTGAGGCTCAGGAAAACTTCCTACGAGCTAAGGTTATGTCTTTTAAGGGTACTGATGGTCAGATTGATCTACAAACAGTCGAAGACTTTTATACAAATAATGCAGAGTTGATCACACGGTTTCCAGAGCTAAAAGCTGACATGGATCTAATGGTTGATGCTCAGAGAATTGCTAAAGAGATGGCAGATGATTTAAACTATGCCGCTGAAACTGGTCAATTACCTGATGCCATTATTGATGCTGTAAATAATGATCCTGTTGATGGGTACGCAAGATTGGCGACAGAAGCTAAAAGCATGGAACAAATGATTGATTTCAGAAATGCTACTATCGATGGTGTAGTAAAGAGATCAAGAAACGCCAACGGAGACATAGACGTATTTAAGTTAGCAGATGAGCTACTCACACCACGAAGCGGTAGAGATGGTCAGGACACTAGCTTGCTGACTTTAATGGTAAAGTCTAATGTAATATCAGCTAAGGAACAGAATGCTATTGGTATAGCTCTAGCTGAGGCAATTCGTATTGAGAAAACTAAAATGTCTCCTGATCAATTTGATCAAGTGATAAAAGGTCTACCAGACATTGCAGGAAACCTTGCCAGAATAGCAGGTGCTAACTTAGGTGTTCTCTTTGGTAGAGGTGATGCATCACTACAAGCTGCAGCAATCGGCTCACAGTTTATCAAGAACCAATTTGATAAGTTTCCAAACATAAATAAAAATGCTGCTTTGATAGAGTTGTTCAAGCAACCCGAAACCCTAATGGGAATGCTAAGTGCTAACCCTAAAATTAGACGAACTACTGGGCAAGCCATCAAAGAATATTTTACCTACTACTCTGATAAAGGATTTTTTGGTGGTACAACCGCTGCAGTAGGTGACGCAGTAAAAGCAACTGTTAAGGCTACTGGTCGAGGATTACAAAATCAGCCATTTTCAACTAGAGTTGGTCCGTTTACTGGTGGAGTAGAGAACGAAGAAGATCCTACTGTATTTTCAGTAGATAAAGAGATGATGGAGTTAGGTATTCAGTAAAAAGAAACCCCCTGCCTCATTACGAAAGCAGGGGATTA